TGTTCTTTGTCACCGTTTTCTTTAGCTTCGGTAATGTATTCCATATCTTCAAAAAGTTCGGTGATAAGTTTCACTATTATGCTCCCTTATAAGCTATTTGTACAGCAAACATAGTTGATGTACCTGTTACAAGGTCTGTATTTGCTTTTTGTAAAATTGTAGGATATGTATTTGTAACAGTTACGTTAGCATAAACAGTACCATTCGCATATGCTACGTTAGCAACACCTGCAGTGCTTGTGTTAACAATGTAAATAAGCGTAGCATTTGATACGCTATTAGCAGATCCTAGTGCTATCTGTGCACCTTGTGGTTTTACGATAATCATACGTTTATTCCTGCTGCGCTGTCATTCGCCATATTCGGGAATGTTACTGGTGTGTCTGTTTGTTCATCTTCTTTATTTTCATCACTGTACATCATATAATCATGAACAGAACCAATCATTTCTTTTGCAGCTGCAATCTTAGACTGAACCCAAGGTTCAATATGATGATCAGCTGGCATGTTAGAAAGCATATGCATTGTCTTATTGGCAATTGCTTTTAATTCCGCACGAACCATATCAATTTCTGATTGAGTGTCGTCTGTCTTATATTTAGCAATATCTTGAGAGCCATGTACTGAACCAAGAAGAGGAACAGCTAGATCTTCATTCTGCTTAGAATAATAGGCAGCAAGTGCCATTTCCTTACGTTTTTCTTTTGACTTACCCGCAAACTGGGGATTTTTTGAATGTACAAAGTCATCAATTGTTTCACCAGCAGATGTTGACTTAGTTAGTACTTCATCAAGAGCTTCTTCCTTCATAGCTCTTTCTTTCTTTTCCTGTTCCATACCCTTGGCACGGAACTTATTAGCCTGTGCTGCACGCTTTTTAAAGATAGGACCAGAACGACCCTGAACATCAGTCATGGCAACCTTAGCTGCCTTATGGGCTGCACGATGTAAAAGATCTGTTGATAGTTCGTCAATCTGTTCTACTTCTTCTTTAGCCATTTTGTCAACAGCTTTATCAATTCCTTTACGGCGATTCATAAGCTTGCGTGTATCAACTTTTTCGCCTTTACCTAACGAATACTGTTTTGATAAAGCGTCTCTTGTTGCGCCTTGAACATACCCACCAAGAACTTTATTTGATAATTCTTTAATGGTTTCTTCTTTAACCATACCTTTATGTTTGACGTCATGAATTTTATGACCAGCTTTATGATGCATCATCTGAACGTTGAAAATTGCATCATGCTTATCTTTAGCCTGAAGTTCGTGCTTTACGACTTCCTTAGCGCCACCATTTTTTGTAACAGTAGCATGAACTTTATGAAATGGTGCTTCGAAATTAGAAGCAGCGCCCATAACATGTCCTTTTTTACCGGGCATTGTTTTAACTCTGTTAGAGTACTGTTTTTGCTTAGGCGTCATCGCTTCTTTAATATCTTTTTCGTTCATTTTTTTGCCGGAAGCTGACCAACATTCGACCATTCCATGAACGGGGCACTCAACGCCTTTCGCACTTTCGTTACAATTTACGCTTTCGGTTTCTTTAGCTTCTTTTACTGGAGCAAAATACCCTTTTTTAGCGTCTGTTTCTTTATTCCCCATATGTTTATTTTGCGGGGTATCAAGAGAATAAGGAATGTTTTTGCCAGTGAACATAGCTTCATTGTCATGAGGGTAGTCATGCTTCTGATGGACATGTAAAGCAGCAAATTTCTGCTCGTCGCCAGCCTTTGGCTCGTAATCAACGCCTGGATCTTTACCAAGATTGCCGGCAACAGTCTTTACAGATCTCGTTCCTGCTAAAATATCTTTAAGCTGCTTCGCCATCTAATTCTTCCTCTGTATCTGAGTCCTGTTCAGTATTTATGTCTTTTTCGGTGTTGAACATATTTTGAGCCACTTCTAGTTTTTTAACATCAACCGCATCAGCGATTTTATTGCTTAGAAGAGAATTAAAAGCTTGTTCAAAATCAACTGGCTTCTGTTCGTACGAAAACTTAACTAAATCCTGAATAGAATATGCCATTTCATTATCCATTTTTATCTCCGATTATTTATTTTTTGCCAATATTTGCGTGGCTGATTTTAATTTTGCTTCGTCAGACAAAGTCCTATTTTTCTTTTTAGAAAGTAGGTCATAGGTCGCCTTTGCCGATTGCATCTTTTTATTTTTTTCATCTGTTTCCGGAGTTGCATCCGTGTCTTCATCGTTAGCTAATGGATTTTGTTCGGTATCGCCTTCTGGAGGTTGCATACCGTTCATTTCCATGTCGCCCATTTGATTCTGTTGGATCATAGGATTAATCCAGCGTGGATCACCAGAATCAGTTTCTTCTGCGATTTCTTTATCCTGCTCTTCAATATCATCATCATTTTGCTTGAGGATATTTTTACGCAACCATTCGTTCGAATAATACTTACCAACCATATCCTGCATATTACGAGCAAGATTGATACGGTTGTCGATAATTTCGCCTTCTTTAAGTTCGTTGAAGTAATTATCTTTTTCAAAATCAAAACGAAGGTCAGCAGCGATGTTATTGAAATCTTCAATAGTCATAATTTGCTTAAGTACCAACTGCTTTTCAAGCATTTTAGTAAATAACATAGCAAACTTAGCACGAAGGCGAGATATAAAACGAGAAAACTTTAATTCATCACGTGTTACTTCAGTAGCACGTCCAAGCGAGAACAATGCATCCGAGTTAAGACGATTGATAGGAACGTTCAGTGTACCATAGAATTTTTTCTGGAAGTAAAGAACGTCATCCATCTGACCAAGTGTTTGACCGCCAGGCAAAGTAGTAACCTCTGTGCCTTTGCCGCCTTCACGACGAGGAAGCCAATAGTCTTCCAACATAGTCATGAATTTGCGGTCATCTCTTACGTTGCCAGATTCGGCATCGTAAATCAAACGGTTCTTATGTTTAACCATAATATCACGAACGTATTGCTCCGCCTTCATTTTAGGAAGATTACCAACGTCAATATACCAAATACGACGTTCTGGAGCACGGGCGAGACGATAAATAACTAGAGCATCCTCAAGTGTACGAAGCTGATTAAGAGCTTTAATTGCTTTATGAAGATACCCAAGAACCATGGTTCCATTAGTGTCAGTTAACCCTGAGGTAACATGAAGGATAGAGTCTTTAGCAATACGTAGCCCGTTAGTTGCAGGACCAACTGTTTTATTGCCGTAATTAAATCCTTTATCATTGAAAATATAATATTCATTTTGAGTCTTAGTTATAACAGCTTCGCCACCTTCACCACCCTTAACTCTTTTCTTTACAATTTCACGAATTTTGCGTATCTTTCGTGGATCGATATAACGAATTTCTTTAATACCCTGTTTTGGATCCTTATCATCAATTATTACATGATAATAAAGACGACCGTCGATATACCAACGGCGATAAATTTCGTAGGCGTAACGACGGAAATCTAAAATATTAATAACGTTATCAAATTCTTCGTGAATAGCTTTCTTAAGGCGATCAGGAACTTGAAGATTATCTAAATTGATTTTGACGATATCTTTTTCGTCAATTGCCATAGTTTCGTTTACAATTTCGTCAACAGCTGCATCGCACTCTGGCTGTAATGCCATTTCACGATACTTTGTAACGAGCTCTGCTTCTGTTCGAACTGTACCATCAAGGTCAACGTAAGTACCGTAACTACCGCCAGCAGCAACAACTACTGCACCATCTTCTGTCTCTTTTGGAGCAAATGATGGTGCTAGATCAGTAACAACCTTACGTTTAAATTCGAACCCGAATAATTCTGCCATTTCTTTTCCTTCAATTCGGGGAGGACTAAGCCTCCCCTACCATAATTCAATAGTATATATTAACCATTATTAGATGATAGTTGCTATTGATCCTGTATAATCTGATGCTGGGACTTTACCGCCGCCTTGATTTCCAATAGTATTAACAGCTGTAACTGTAACTGGAATCCAATAATCATAAGCAAGTGTAACTGGGAATGTTTCAATCTGATTTTGATTATCCCAGTCAAGAGTAATAGCACCAAGATCTGTTGGATAAGCACCAATCAAATTATACTGAGCAACTTGGCTACCAGCTTTAGAGTACTGTGTAATTGTTACAGTTTGTTTATAACTTGAAAGGTCTATTCCTTTTGGTTGTTCATTAACATAACTAGCAGATCTAATATTACCAACTAGTTCGTTTATGCCATTCTGCCAAGCTTCGAATGCTGATCTTACTGCCCAATCTTCATCGTTCATTACGGTAGCTGTCCAATCAGCAAACGTGCGATCGCCAGCAATTTTAATTCTACGACCAAAATATGGAACTTCAACAGTTCCTATAGTCATAGCTGGTAGTTCAGCTGCACGACAAGTATATGTAAATTTGGCAGCAGCGCCAGATTGAACTCCTCCAGCGGTTGGCAAATTAATTTCACAAGCAAATAGAGACGAACGAGCGCCACCAAGCGTTAAACCGTTTGACTTAAATGTATCTATATTAAAACCTGAAATAGCCATTTTTTTACTCCTTTGTGAGTTTTATCTATTTAGTATTGTCCAAGAACTTCGGTAAACTGAACGCCAGTTGCAACAGCAACAAAGTTCAATTGAATGAAGTTAATAGAACGGGCTGGCTTAATATAGATATCGCACCAGAACTGATTTGAGTCAATTCTATCAGGTGTATTATTTGATTCATCGCAGACAACATAAAAATCAGTAATACCACGAAGTGACTTGATATTCTTAAGATAAGGAGTAATCAAGTTAACAAAGTTTGATCTTGTAAACGAATCATTGAATTCAAACAATGTATAATCAGAAGCTGTTCTGATAGCCTGTTCAATTGTAATGAATAGACGACGAACATTGATACGATCAAATGCAGATGGCTTATTTGTAAGTGTTTTATCACCGAACAAAATAGTGCCCTGACCCTGGAACGTTACAACTGGGTTGATAGCATTCGCATACAATAGATCTCTATCATTCTGAGATGGGTTATAACGCATTCTGATAAGGTTCTTTATCTGACCACGATTAAAACCAGCTGGTGAGTACCATGGATCAGTTGCAAGATCAGTTGCTACGCAAAGACCAGCAATATCGCCGTTTGTTGGTACATAACGATATACGTCATTGTAACGGTCGTACATGTACTTATAACCAGAGTCCATCACAGCATATGAAGTACTATGAAGAGTGTTTCTCCAAGCTACAAGAGCTGTTGATTCATTACCCTTGTTGTTATAAACGATAGAGTCGTCTGGTGTGATGAATACAACGCAGTCTTTACGAGTTGTAGCAATATTATCAATCAAGTAGTTAGCAAGATTGAAGTTATTCGCTGTGATAGCACCAGCAGCGCCGCTGTTATATGTACCGCCGATTGGCTTACCCTGAAGAACAAGGTTAATTTGAACATCAGTTGGATTTTGGAACAAATTATATGCAGTAGCGATTGTAGTAAATGCGTTAGCACTTTCAGAAGCACCATCCTGACCACCAACAAACTTAGCTGTGAATGGTGCATTGTTTGTTGAACTTATAACAGTTGCAGAGTTTCCTGTATTAGCAGTATTATCTGAACGCTGATTTAAAGCCCAAACATAATTTGATTGAGTATTAAGAACATTCTGCCAGAAAATAGA